CCCCTTGCCTTGGAATAGCTTAACCCCCACGACTGCCGCGACGTCCGTGTTGGTATCCTTCTCCAACATCAGATGAATCACGATTGTGGCGGTGTCGTCCAAGTCCGTGGGCAGCGGGACCATCCACTGAATCTCTTCGACGGCAGCAGCAGCCCAAGCCAAGCGAAAAGCAATGTCAGTCGCCCCGTTGGTTCTGCTCAAAGAAGGAGATGTATTGCCATCTGGGCGGGCCCCTTCCAGCAGGTTCGGGACTGCGCCGGCCGCCAGTATGACCACGTTGGCGATGTCCAGCGGGATGAATCCGGTTATAAGCGTGGCTGATAGCTTGGGAGCTGTAATCGTACCGCTCGTGATGGCGGCCACTACGGCGCCGGTCGCCATTTGCGTAGGGGTAATTAGCTTGGTGGCCGGCAGAACGTGAAAGTCGGAAGGTGCCCCGATAGCTACCACAGTGGCCGAGGCATGGGAGACGGCGGTAGTTCCGTAAATACCGCGCATCACCCGAACTACTCCGGCCGTCAGAACTTCGAGGACGGCTATGGTCTCGTCCTCGATTTGTAGGTCTGTCGTGGTCTTGGCCACACCCGCAGAACTGGCGAGGTAGGCCAAAGTGTCGGCTGGTTCGAGTGCCTTGGCTAAGGTAGTGTATGTGATGCTCATGATTTTGAAAGAGGGTTAAAAAGCGGGGCGCACCGCAGCACGCCCCGAGTTCGCCCGTTCCCCCTTCCTAGAACGTTACCGTGCCGAGGCTGTAGACGATGTACGCCTCGCTACCCGGCTGCACCGCCGTGAAGCGGATCATGAACGCCTTCAGGTTGTTTTGAGCCACAGTCATGGTCCCGCCGCCAGTCACCGTTCCACCAGTGCCAGCCGTCAGCGTAATGGTCTCCGCTGCGTCAGCATCGTTGCGGATGTAGAACACGAAGCTGGTTCCGATGGTAGCCCCCGGGATTGCCGCCACCAGATCGGCCGCCGTGGGCAGCACATCAGATCGCGCGGCCCCGTTCGGGTCCCGCAGAATCAACTGCCCCAGGAGCGCCCCGGGTGTGTAGGTAACCACCCCGGCCGTGGTGGAAGTCGTCGGGTTGGTCGTCGGGAAAAACGGCCCCGAGCTAAAGTGGGTGATCCACCCGGCATTGTAGAGGTCGCCGCACGGCCCATTGCCAGGCGCCGCCGTCCCGCCGCAAGCGTTGAAGTTGGGCGCTGAAGCGATGTAGACCGCTCGGCCGTTGCCGTGGTTTTGGGCCCGCGTGCCGAACTGCCCTCGGATAACGCCAATGGTGAGGCTGTTGACGCTGGTAACGATCAGCAGCTCGTCATCGATCTTCAAGGCAATCGGATTGGTAAGGCTGGCCGAGATGCCAGTGGCTGCCGCGACGGTTAAAAACTTGTCGTCTGAATCGATGGCCGCCGAAAGGGTCGTAATCGTGAAGGTTGGGTTTGCCATTTCATTCTCCTTTCGTGGCCGCTTACGTCGCGCTCAGAACGCGCACCGCGCACTGATCGTTGTAGGCGTTCCCAAACCCCATCAGCACATCGAAGCGGGTCTTCATGGAACTGGTTTGCACGTCCCACGCTTTCACTAACCGGATGGTAATTCCGGTCTGCGGGTCGCGCTTTTGCGAAGAGAACTCCACGGCCTTAGGCAATGCCAGCTTGCCACTCACCAGCATGAAAGCATCGCGGTGGAGGGCCAGGTTCTGCATTCCCGAGTGGGCCGTGGTGGGCGCTGCGGTACCGGGGAACATGGTTAGATCGGCACCGTTGCCAGGCAAGGCACTTACATTCTGGTACTGACTGCCAGGCCCAACAATCGGCGGATCGATGGTGATAGTGGCCGCCGAAGCTGCCGCAGTGACATTCGCCACTACGCGGAACTGCTTCAAAGTCCCAGTCGATCGCCGCGTGGATGGGTTCACGTTGAAGACGCCAGCGATATTGAATACGTCACCAACTAGGAAGGTATCGCCGGTGGTCGCAGTCAAAGCCAAGCTGCTGCCGCTCTGGCCGGCGCTTGAGGTTTCCACGGTGCCAGCCCAGACGCCGGAAGTATGGCTGTAGAGCGACATCGACTCGTACCAGTCGAACTGCCGCGCCCGCCCGTAGTAACCTTCCTTGAACGCCTTGCTGATTTCCTCGCGGTCGTTAAACAGCGTCACACCACCGTTGACAATCGAAGTCATCGTCCCCGGCGTCACGATCATACGGTACTCGCCAGGCGGGCAAGCGTTCTCGATCATGCGCTGGCGAGCCGCGCCGGCAATCGACGTATCAGTGGGGTTCGTACCCAGTATGCCGACCACGTTGTTAGTGTTGAGATAGGCCCAGAGGGCCGCCCGGGAGTCCACCTCTTGGGCGATGGCGTCGATAGCGGGAGCGATGTACTCGCGCTCGATTTCGTCCATACCGCGCTCTAAACGCAGCGCAGCCTCAACGTCATCCCAGGAGAAGTCCACTCCGAAGATTTGATCCATCGTGACCGTAGTGTGTCGCCGGTCGATGGGTTGCGGTGTCCAGCCGATTCCGTCCCGGATCAAGTAGCGTTGCGGCAGCTTCACCCGCAGCGTCTCGCCAATGGCGAAGTCCCGTTGGTATTCCTTGTTCTGGTCGGTGTTAAAGATTTCCGCCACTTGCAGCCGATTGATCAGCCGGCGCAACGAGCGCATGGTGATCATATCGACTACTTCAATGAGATTCGCCATTGCTTATGCTCTCCTGAGCTTTTTCAACTCCCGGGCGTCCTCAATCTGTTTGAACTTTCGGAAGTCGTCATCCTTCACAGCCTGAGCCGCTTCATCGACTGGAGCCGTGTGGCGGGCCGTCAGTTCGGTTATCGGCGTCGGGGCTTGGGTTTGCTTACGGGGAGCAGGAGTAGGCGGTGCTTCGTCTTTCTTGGCGGGCGGAGCGGTCAGGGATTCTTCGAGGTCTACGATGGCCTTGAAGGCTTTGCGCGGCGGCAGTGCGGCGATGCGGCGGAACTCGGCGGGGTTCTTCGAGAGATGGTACAAAATCTCCATCTGGTCATCCGACTCCAAGATGGCTTGCTTCATGGCCGGTCCAGCCGGGGTTCGGTCAAACCTCAGCGTATTCCCCACACCATCGATTACTTCGTCCAGTCATCGTGTGCAGCGCGGGCTCGCTCCAGGCGTTCCTCATGGGACCTCTCGGCATTGCGCTGGGCTTCGGCCTTGCGATCCTGTCGGATGGCCCACTGGCTATGGGCCCGCTGGAACTTCTGAAGGTCCTCGACGGTCATGGAACCGTCTGCACCCGTGGCGTATGCCGTGGTCAGCGGCTCTGGGTCGTCGCTGGGCTGTTCGGCTGGCGTGGCCGGTTTTGCTGCGCCACTTCTACCCGCATCGACCTCTTGCCGCAGTTCCCGGCGCTGCCGTAGAAGATCCTGGATCTCGGCCGCGAGTTCTGCTTTTCGTGCTTCCGCTCCCTTTGGTTTTGGCTCCTGCTTGGCTTCCGGTTCCGGGGCCGGTGCGGTTTCGACCTTGGGCTTCTCGCCTTCAGTCGCGGGTGCGGGGGCCGATTCCGCAGGGGGCGGCGTTTCTGCTGCTGGCTTGGGGGTCTCGCCGGTTCTTAGCCATTCCGCACGCTGGTCATCTGTCCAGGTCTCGTGTGCGTCTGGGGTTCCGGCTGGTATTTCGTTTGCGGCTGACGATTCCGCTACTTCAACGTCGGGCATGGACACTCACAGGCCCTAACGTACAGCAAAGACACTTGTTAAGAAAGAAACTCGGCTAGAAAGTCCCAAGTTCCACCAGGAACTTGCTACGCCCCACCACACGCCGCCGACTGAATCTGTCTCACCCGCTCCGCGCACAGATTGAAGCGTCTGGCGATCTGGGCATCAGTCTTGTCGGATTTCGCTACGATCTGAGCGTTTCGATCAGCCCGCCACTCGGCATCCAACCGGCGCAGGTCCTCAATCTCCAGTTCTAGTTGCCGGATCTTGAGACGATAGGGCGAAACGGGTCTGGCTTTCATGCCTTCCCCCCATAGAACATATCGGCGGAAAGAGTATCTGTTACGGCATCGATGGCCCGCTTCCAGCTCGTAAATACTACGGTACGATGTGGAGGATAGGGATATATTACCGCCCAACCTTGCGTTATTTTTGAAATTCTAAATTTCATTCGCAATTTTTCAAATCAGGACGCATTATTTTCACTCGCAGCCGCTTCGGAATCTTGCTCGGCCTGTGCTTTCGCCTGTGAAGCCGCTAGGCCCGCCTCGTGCCCTTGCTGGCCCTCTGCCATCTCGCGCTCATGCTCCTGGGCCGCCCTCTGCTGCTCGGTCTCGTGTAAATGACCTAGCCGTGTCTCGATGGCGGATACCTCTTGCGAGAGCAGTTCTATGGACTTCTGAAGATCGCTCTTCATGCCCTGGACCGTGATAGCGGTATCCTGCTGGATCTGGGCTACCTGGATCTTGGTTTGCAGCTCTGGCAGCTTCGCTTGGATGACCTGCTGTAGCTTGGTGACGATTTCCTTAAGGGCATCGTTCTCACCCTTCAGAGAAGCCATCGCCGCCTGTGCCTGAGGTGGTAGCGGATCCTGGTTCTGCGGGTTAATAATATCCGCTATCTGATCCCCGAAATGCCCCAGGTTCATCAACTTGATCCCCAGTGCGAAGATTTGAGGCTTGGCGCTGGGCTCGATTGGAAGCGTGGCAAGATTTTCAATCAAGGTTTTTATGAAAGTTTCCGCCTGTTCGCGTTGGCTCTGGAAGCTTGGACCAGCCGAGAGAACAACATCATAATCACCGTCATCTATGCTCAATCCGGCTTCAACATCATCACTAGCACCCTGGGATTGGTTGATTCTTGCCATGTCCGGCTTTTCGTCCAATCCCCGAGTCCCCACGTCGCGGGCACCGTCATAGTAAATCGGGAGCAGGTCGTCCATGACGCGCCCGCCGTGGGCTAACATGCCGTCGTAATTGTCGATGAAGTGAAACGAGCCTCGAGCCTGTTGAGATTCAATCCGCTCCAAGGCAACGCCGGATTTCTGGTTCTGGCGCTGGGCAGCCGTGGGAAGTGAAGAAATGCCCATAGCGGCTTGGATCGCGCGGCGGGCTGATTCGGCCCCCAGCTCGAGGGATTGAATCGGCGGGTCATACTGCGGGCGCTGGGGTGGCGGCAGCATCTGCGGCGTCCCAGAGGTCGTATCCACTACCGGCTTGTACTTGATGTACCCGAGGGGTCGCTTGTTGATGTTCTGCCAGTTATCCTCATTGCCCTCATCCTGCCCCTCGGCCATCACAAAGGGAGTCTTGGGGGTCATGCCGACCACTTCCGCCTGACAGGTCCGGTAATAGCAATAGAGCATGTAGGGGTCTCGTGCCAGCCGGATCAGCGACATGATGCGGCGTTCGCTGCCCGAGCCGGTGTCGACGTAAATCTCTTTCCCCATGCAGGCCAGAATGGGAATCCAGCGGCCCCGTAGCTTACCGTTGATGACCTTCGACCACGGATTCTTTTCCAGGATCTCGACACCGTTGGTGATGTACTGAACCACCATCGGCCAGTCGGCTTTGCGGGTGTAGAGAATGGGTGTCCGCGTACCATCCTCTTCTACTAGCGTGGCGGGTCCGCTTACGCTCTGACCTCGAAGTAGAAACTCCCACTGGCGCTTTTCGATCTT